ACTTTGGATATTGTGATTTGCCGGTAAAAAAGTTTCTGAATGCTCTGTCTAAATCTCTTAACGATTGCTGTAAACACTGAGAAGGGGCTTCTTTCAACCAAGAAAGGCTCTCTTCATTCTTCCATTCAACCAATTCAGAAGCCAGCTGAATGTAGCCTATGAATTTTTTACCAGAACGGTAATTCTCGTTAAGAAGAGCAAGGCCTTTGTTGTAAACAAAACGACAGGAGCCAGCAAAGGCCAAAAAGTCTGATAACTGACCTTTGTTAGGTTCAAGCAAAAATTTGAATGCCTGTTTTTTAATCACAACTGGACCTGTGTAAACGGAGCGAAACTGGTTAAATGCTAAATCATCGTGCGAGCGTTGATTAAAGGATTTGACTACTTTTAACGACCTTATTCAACCAATAAAAAGCCCCACATATATGGGGCTTTGACACTTAATTTGAAATTAGCCTTGCAGCAGAGACAGAACCTGCTGAGGAACCTGGTTAGCTTTGGACAGCACGGAGTTACCAGCCTGCTGGATGATCTGCGCTTTGGACATGTTGGACACTTCGGTCGCATAGTCCGCATCCTGAATACGGGACTGCGCTTCAGACAGGTTGGTAGTGGTGTTGTTCAGGTTGGTTACTGCAGAAACCAGACGGTTTTGTACAGCACCCAGGGAAGAACGGAATTTGTCGATCTGGCTGATTGCATCGTCCAGCGCTTTCAGTGGATCGGCAGTAGAGGTGGAAGCGGTGGTAGCTTCGGTGGTCAACTTACCATCAGCAGTTTCATAAATGGTACCGCCAGTGCTGTTGGTGATAGCACCGTTCTTCTGTTCAAAGTAGGTCACATCTTTTGTCGGCTCGCTGGAAAGCGCACCGTCGTCAACATAAACATCGTCATTGGCAGCATCTTTAACAACACCTGCGGTAACGGTGTGAGTGGCTGTACCTGTACCACCCAGATCAAGGGTGAAGTTTGCACCTTTAGTCAGGTTGGCCATGCCTTCAGCACTTACATGTGCATTGGTGATATTAACAGTGTCAACTTTAGCCAGGCTGGTGAAGTCAGCGCTGCCAGTAGTGCTATAAACAGTGTTCTGACTGGTACCTGATGCGACGGTCATAGTCGCTGTTTTACCATTAGCAATTAATGCGTCTAATGTTGCAGCTGTATTCCCCGCTGCAGTAGCAGTGAAGCCACCAGTTGTTGCATCAAGATAAAGCGCACTACCGTCAGCCGCAGTGATATTACCATTATTAGCAACCATAATATCGGTTGCCGCGCCACCGTCGATGCTCACTTTGGCAGCAAATGCGCCATCCGCCAGAATCTGGGCATTTGTTGAAGTCTGACTGCCGGCACCTTCTGAACTCACAGACATCCCGGAAGCAGCACCGGACGTAAGAATGATTTTAGTCTTAACACCAACAGGAACTGCGCCAGTCGAGTCGCTGTTTGAAATTAATCCGTCCCAAGTTGCAGCAGCATCGCCACCCGCATTGGTTTTCGTCAGGTTACCTTGCTTATCTAAATACAGCGTCGCGTTATCATCTGCCGCAGTGATTTTACCATCCTGGGAGATGTTAACTTTCTGATCTTTACCACCGATCGTAACCGTTGCCTGAGAAGAATCCCCTGTATTTGGGTTAATAATGCTTAGTGTCTTTGCTGAATCTGCGCCTGTCGCATCGAAGCTGTATGATTTGCTTGCCGCGTCATATTTGTAACCTGCGGTTGCAGCCACACCGAACGCATTTGCGCCGCCGCCAGTGATAACGGATTTATCTGAGATATTTGCTAATAAATCAGAAGCTGATGCCTTACTGTTAGCAATGGTGTTCTTATAATCAGTCACACCATTCGCATCTGTAGTGCCTTTAGTAAAACCAGCTAATTTCAGATCGTCAGCTGTTGCTTTGGTATTCGCTACTTCACCTTTACCGTTAACGTTAAATCCAGTCAGGTTTAAAGTAGAGGAATCAATTTTTTTCAGGTCAATTGTGATGGTTTCACCATCGTTCGCACCAACCTGAATTTTCATGGAACCGTCTTTTGCCAGCACGTTCACGCCGTTGAACTGGGTCTGGCCGGATACGCGGTCAATTTCGTCCAGACGGGATTTGATTTCGTCCTGGATTGAGTTCAGATCGGATTCAGAGTTAGTACCAGTAGAAGACTGAACAGTCAGCTCACGGATACGCTGTAAGTTGTTGTTGATTTCAGACAATGCGCCTTCAGTGGTCTGTGCAACGGAGATACCGTCGTTGGCGTTACGCGCAGCCTGAGTCAGACCTTTGATGTTAGAGGTGAAGCGGTTGGCAATCGCCTGGCCAGCAGCATCATCTTTTGCGCTGTTGATACGCAGACCGGAAGACAGACGCTCAATGGCAGTAGACATTGAAGACTGGTTTTTGTTGATGTTGTTCTGAGTGAGCAACGAGAGGCTGTTGGTATTGATGACTTGTGCCATGATAGTAATTCCTATTTGACTGAACTTAAATTAAGTTTACGGCTTCCACCATTTGGCTCCTGCGCCGCTATGTTCACTATCGGCAAAGTATTCTGGACCTTTAGAAGAAAAAGTGAAAACCGTCCCCATCTGCTTTCAGGCCCCAAGCAAAACAGAACTGTATGCTTGTGATAAGTTCGTCTTAACGCCCTTCAATCCACCATAATAAAGCCATATAATTCAATAAGTTGAGCATCGCAAATAAACTATCTCGTTTGACAAACTGGCTTCCTCTTATAAACCTCTAATCTCTTCATTTCTCAGCACTCAACAAGCGAGCATAACCCGATGCTCCGATGGTAAGACCTATCCAAGGCGCAAATGCTTAGCTATCTCATCGGATGGCACCTTGTTTTATCTGTCTTTTTTAGTAGGTGTATGTAAGATGGTTTTACATTACAGTCATTCTCTGTCTAATACATGATCAGGAGATTTGTTCAGTGAATGTTTCTGCCCGTTTTGTTATACTATTAAATCTTGCATGCGCTGCTTTATTATTTACTCTACTCAATGCCAGGTTTGATTTATTCTGATCAGGATCTCATTTTACTTACTCGAAATCCCTCCTAAGATTCATGCATGTACATATCTTACATCCAATCGAGTAGTAAATCGAAAATCATCAGGGAGAATAATGACTTGATAAAGGACGTGATCATTGACCATCGTCCTAACTTTCCATAAACAGGTGGGTATTTAGTGTATGAACCCTCGTCCAACTAGTTCCTTCCGATTACCCTTAAAGCACTTTTCATGGTGATGTTTTTCCTTGTTACATATTTGGATGCTTGTTTTAAGGCATTATTCATTGCTATTACAGTCACAGGCCTAGCTAACCCTTTAACTCGATTTGATCTACTCTGGAAAACATAAATATCAGAAGGATTGCAATCCTTTCTGTACGCAATTAACTTAGAAAGCAATAAATTTAATCTAATTGTTCGTGGCTCAAATTTTGGAGTTCCAGCCAAGTGCAGCATGTCATCTTCGATATCGGAATATCTAATAGTAATCACCCTGCTGCCTTCAGCACGGAGAGAAAACAATGTTAACCATAAGTCTGCCCATGTTGATGAGATTTTAGACAATTCAAAGTGAATAGCCCTAAACTCTTCAGGTGTAATAGAATCTGTTTTTGCCATGAATACCCCCAATGCTCAACCCAACCGCTTACCAAAATTTCAACAACTTTATTACATTATTTCAATACTTTATTACGAAAATTGGATTAAATGTTCAATATTTTTTTCCTCTACCCCTACCGCGCCGGAAATTTTTTATACAAGGTGCACACCGCAACGTCGTAAATAATCGCCACCTGCTTTCTGTCCATTCCGTTTGCGATCAGCCTGCCAGCCTGCGCCCATTGCTCAGGGGTTAACTTCGGCCTTCTGCCGCCTATGCGCCCTTTCTCCCGGGCTGCCGCCAGTCCTGCCCGGGTGCGTTCCACGATTAACTCCCTCTCCATCTCGGCCAGGGCTGACATGATATGAAAAATGAAGCGCCCCATCGGGCTTGATGTATCAAAACTGTCCGTGAGGCTCTTAAAGTGGATACCGCGCTGCCGGAGTTCGTCCACCAGCAGCACCAGATTTCGCATGCTGCGCCCAAGGCGATCCAGCTTCCAGACCACCAGCGTATCCCCCTCATTCAATGCCCTAAGAAGCTTTTTGAGTGCTGGCCGGTTTGCCACTGTTCCGCTCATTTTTTCTTCGAAAATCTGTTCACATCCTGCGCGTTCGAGTGCTTGCCGCTGAAGATCAGTATTTTGCTCATTTGTTGACACCCTTACATAGCCAATTTGCATATTTTTCACCCAATAAATTCTGCAAAAAAATCAGGTGAAGTTATCGGCCATGCCGCCTCGTGGCAATCTATAAAACGGCGGTTTGGGAACATCGGCAACTAAAGATGTAGGAATAGAAAACGGGCAAGTGCTTACGTCAAGTTATGACGGCACCGGTTGCTTTGGTGCCGGAGCTCTTACTGTTCTGAACGGAGATGCCAATATTGTTAATTTCGGTCGATACAATTTTTACAGGCAGTCAGGAGCGGCAGGTTACAACTATTTTGGAAACTGGGGAGTAGGCTTAGGGTTAACGTACAGCTCTGATGGTACAGGTTCTAATACAACAAGATTTAATATGTTTATCCGCACTGATGGTGAAATTCACTTTAACAAAATAAACAATTCTAGCCAGCAGTGGCGCGCAATAGTAAAGACCTCACTTAACACAACAGTCGATAGCAATGGGTTCCTCAAAACGGCCTCACCAGTCGTTAAGGTTTTCAGCGACGGTAGATATCAGACTAATCTCGAATCAGAAGGCTGCACCGTAACCCGTCTGGCCACAGGTGAATATCTGGTAGAAGGCTGTGAGGGGCTGAACTCCGACGCTGCATGGGGCGGCATTGACGGCGGTTTTGACATACCTACCGACCGCAACAAGCAGCCCCTCATCTGGCTCGATTATGAGGTTCATGCTGACGGTTCGGTGTTAGTGAAAACATATCACCGCACGCATCCTGTAGCGCCAGAGTTCGCCAGGAACGAGCTGCAGGGTATCAATGAAGGCGACCCTGTCGACATCCCTTCTGACCAATTTGTCTCTGTACGTGTTCAAATGCCGCAAAACAGCATCTGGAATCAGTGTGCGGCTATGGCTGAAGTTCCTGACTCATCCGCTGATTAAAGGCAGAATCATTAGGCATATCCAGGCGAACATCGATCCAGCTGTTCACCGGTACGTCCATCGGTTCCCCTTTCGTTTTGACGATCTCCCCGTCATCGCCCAGCAGGTATTTTCGCTTAAACAGGCGGATTGTCAGCCCGCCGCTGTCGGTTTGCTCGTCCTCAACCACGCCCAGTTCTCCCATGCCGCCGGGGTCCATCGGTGGCAGTAGCTGCCATCCCTCGGATGCCAGGCCTGCCGAACCAGCCAGCACGTAAACGCCCACCTCGAGGCGAGAAATGGTTATTCCCTCTGCCTCAGCGTTCGCCGTCCCACAGCCGCACCAGAAAAAACCGTCCTCTGCTATATCAGCGCGCTGACATTCATCCTGGCTTTTCACAACACGGGCAACCGGAGAAGCGGCTTTTAACGTGCCATCACTTGCTTTGGTTGTATTATCGGTTTGGTAGACAGCAATGGTTATGTGCCAGTATCACTGGGAGGAACGGGTAGCAACAGGGGGGCCGCAATTGGAGTCAACATCGATGGAACCTTATCTTCTACTGGCTGGTTTAATGATATTTCAACCAATTCTTCCACAATAGGTTCTGCCCGAATCACTGATGATAATGTATGGCGGAGTTATATTTCTGTGCGCCATCGGAACGGTTCTAATGCGGCCTCTGGAGGGGATAGTACGAATTACGGATTTATGCTGGTTGACGAAGCAATGACAGCTCAGTTTGCCGCAAATATCACAATTCGAAAACAGGCAGGTGGTACTTGGCTATCACCAGTCAAATTATATTCAACCGGAGATTTGGGCTGATGGTTCATATGGTGAACGGGATGTACGTTTATCGAATGTTCGGAATAAAAATACAGAACGGCAACGCGTCAGTTCAGGGCGGGAAATATATTGGTCGCGAGCAGTATGCCATTTTCGGTAATAACACGGTAACGTCGCTCAGCCTTCCTGTTTTGCCCGATATGTACGTCTGAATTAACTGTCTATTCAAAGCAACCTCGCTACGACGGGGTTTTTTATTGCCTGGAGAAAATATGCTTTATAACACTGGCACCATCGCCATCAACGGAAACACAGCAACCGGAACAGGCACAAACTGGACCGCACCGGCCAGCCAGGTGCGTGCTGGTCAGACGATTATCGTCATGTCAAACCCGGTGCAGATGTTCCAGATTTCCTCCGTGAACAGCACTACGTCAATGACGGTTACGCCTGCTGCGTCTCCGGCGCTTAGCGGTCAGAAGTACGGCATTCTGGTATCAGACATTATCTCGGTCGACGGACTGGCACAGGCGATGTCACAGCTCATTAACGAGTACGATGAGAATATTGGCGCGTGGGAGACATTTGCTACCACTTCAGCAAATCAGAACATCACTGTTACTATCAACGGCACCCCTGTTACGATCCCTGGCATCGGCAAACTGGCGCAGAAAGGGAGTAACGGTGCCCTTGCAATCGCTGACGGCGGGACCGGGGCAACAACGGCAGAAGACAGTCGCAAAAACCTCCCCAGCGGAACATATCCATTACCGATGCTCACGGCGCTTGTCGATGGGGTCCAGAGTTGATTTAGGTATACGAAAGGCCGTTTTGTCGTTGAAAAGGTGCAGGCACCTGCAGCATTAAAGATATTGAGCCCGGTGCCTGGCTGTGGCGCCACACCACTTGCGAAGATAACGATGTCTATCGTACCGGTTGCGGGAGCGTCATCGTTTGTAGACGGAGGGCTGAAGAACCTGACCGTATTACCGTCGAAGTCAATCGTATTACCGCTGTTGCAGCGGCCAAAGACGACGTACTTCGACTTGTCGTATCCTGCTATCGTGGGAACCGCCCATCCTCCGGTCGGAACACTTACGGTACCCTTCCAGATACACTGCCCTGACTGTGTCGCATTGGTTATCGAGGTGAAGTCAGTACTGTCGCTGATGAGCAGGCCCACTCCGCTTCGCTGGCCAGATGGGAATATCTGCCAGACACTGCCAGGGAACGTATAGGTGCTATCCCTTTCACTTATGCCCAGGGACTGCATTCTCGAAATCTGCGTAACCCTGCCGCCAGAGATACTGATCGAATTCATTTTATGCCACAGGCCTGCATCAACATAGGCAGTCGCATGCGGTATGAACAGAACCTGCGCTCCTGAAACGTAATCAGCAATGTCCACATACTTTGCTTTCTGGTAGCCACTGTCAAAGCTGGCTCCAAACGACGGGCACCTCAGGCCCGCCGTTATCTCCATGCGCTTTCCTCCGTCATTCAGGTCAATCAGTAGTCCTCTTGGCATATTATGTCCATTCTCCAAGTACGATACGGCCGCCTCCGGTCAGGTTGATAGTGACGCCATTGCTGTCAATCACCGTCGCTTTGTTCGGTCCACTGAAGCCAAAGTTTCCCGTTGTGGCGTAAAGCGCCCCACGGAAGGTTCCACTGTTAAACGCTGGTGAGCCATTTTTGGGGATGCTCCAGCCCTTTGAACCAGCCACATAATCATTGGACTGGATATAATTACCGATCTTGGCGTTGCCTATGGTGCCGTCCTGAATGAGGGTTTCACGGATAAACGTCTGCCCATTCTGTATCACGAACGGCAACGTCGTGGTCCCGTTAACTGCTGTGGTGACGGCAAAGCGGTCAGCCAGGAAGATAACCTGCGACTGCATGCCGTTTGGCGTATTCTCAACGCCGATCCCCATCCCCGCAGCGTAATACTGCCCGTTGCTGGAGACACCCACTTTAATGTTGTACATCGCACTGAGGTTATTGTTCACATCAGCCACGGCCTTTGCGTTAACTGTGATCGCCGCCGTGTTGTTGCCCGAGGTTACAGTCAGTGAGTTTATTTTCGTGGCAGACGCCTGAGTGAAGTTGGCCAGCGTTTCGGTGAGATCGGTGGAGTTGGAGATATTACCGCCGGCAGACGCATCCAGAGTCACAAGCGCGCGGGCGACCGCAGAGCTTGTATCCGCAATCGTCGTATCAATGCGGTCAATGCTCGCGCTGTTCCCGGCGTTCGTTACGGTTTGAGAACGGCGGGAAGTAACCTGTGCCAGCCCGTTCTGGATAATGGCAATGGCCGAGTTCTTGACCCCACCCGTCATTCCGTCCATAGACACACTGATACTATCGATTCGCTGGCCCAGCGCGGTATCAGCCGTTGCCACCGTTTGCTCAAGCTCTGACAGAGAGGACGACACATCACCGACCGTGCTTGAAAGCTCGTTAACGTTGGTCTGAACCTGCCCGATGTCCTGCGCATTTTTGGCTATTTCCTGCGCCTGCAGCTCAAGGTCGTCAGCGTTCTGTTTGATGTCGTCAGCCATGCCAGCAATTTTTTCATTGCTGTCCACCGCGTTCTCGATCAGGTCTTTGAACGTATCGGAGTCTTTAATTTCCTCCAGGATCACATCTGTGATGTCGGAAACATCGATGCTGGCCTGTCCTCGCACCCATTCTGTGTAACCTGATTCGTTGCCGCTGCGGTCCACCAGCTGCGCGCGGTACCAGAAAATCTGCCCAGCCTTAAGGCCCATCTGCTGATATTTGCGCTGCGGGTAAGGCACATCGGCCAGCAGCATCGCATCGTCCTCGGTACCGGTCAGGCTGTACTGAATTTCCGTCTTCAGCGTGTCGTCGGTATTCGCCGGGAATCCCCAGTTCAGCTCGATACCGAATACCACGTTTTCAGAAGCGATGAAGCCAACCGGCTTCGGTGGGTTGCCCACTTTACCCGTCAGCATTTTCTCTTCTGAATAGCCCCACCCGGATGAAATTTCTGCGGCATTGATTGCGCGCACGCGCACCAGGTAGCGCCCGGCATAAATCCCCGGGACGTCGAAGGACGTGGTGGAGCTGCGCGGCACGTTGACCCAGTTCCCGTCGTTGCGGCGCCATTGCGCTTCATAGGCGATAGCGTTCTGCGCCTGGTCCCAGCTCACGCGCATCGTTTCGACGCTGATATTTTGCTGCACCACAGAAAACGAGCTGATCACGATGTTCGCAGGCGGCGACTGGTTACCCGGCGGGATCACGCTCACCGGCCGCTGGTCAATGATGGCTCCGGTATCAATGCGATCGAATTTATCCGGATCGTGATTTGCACCGACGATTGTGAACGTGCCGTCATTATTATCAGTTACCGTAATAACGCGATACTGCTGTGCGTAGAGCTCATCAGACTCAATGACCCATACGGCCTCAGCCACAGGCGTTTCACTGTAAGCGGTCGTAACGGTCACTTTATTGCCCGTTATCGACTGAATGGTGCGTGACTGTGAAACACCCGATGGAAGATTGACAATCATCCTGTCGGCTGCCGAAGCATCCGGCGCCCTGTCCAGCGTCAGCACGCGACCATTCACCGCAGAGATACGGCCGCCCAGGTTGCGCCCGGAGAGATTTCGGTCCGCTACAGCGATTACATAGCCAGGCTGCGGAATGTTGCCATCTTCCCCTACATTGAAAGTAACAACGCGATCTTTGTTGTTGGTGAGGATCCCCCATCGCCCTTTCCGATTCGCTTCTGACTGACGGGTACAGCCGATCGCAGTTATCTCGAGTTGATTAAACCCATAACGCGCAACCAGCGCCTGCTCAAAAACAGGCTCCATTGCATCAGAATAAGCGTTATCAGGATCAGACCAGGACACCAGCGCATTGGTGTAACGGTTCTTTGTGGTGCTGCTGGAATAGGTAAAGCGCCCTTCTATAACGTTCGCATGCGTGTATGTAAAATCAACATCTCTCGGCATGTCCGCCAGCGCCACAATCTGGTCGTCGCCCCAGTAGGTCATCCCACGGAAGATGGCAGCAAAATCACGCAGGACCGTATAGGCGTCGTTGCGTTCCTGAATGTACACGTTGCAGGTATAGCGTGGTTCGGTGCCACTTCCGCCTTTGCCATCCGGCACCATCTGATCGCAATACTGTGCAACCTGGTAAAGTGTCCATTTGTCTATGTTCGCTGTTGTGAGACGATCCCCAAGCCCGAAACGGTCGCTAACCACCAGGTCGTAGAATATCCACGCGGGGTTATCTGTCCAGGCCCATTTGAATGTCCCAAGCCACGTACCGCTATAAGTTCTTGTTTCCGGATCGTAAGTATCCGGTACGCGGATGACACGTCCACGTGGTTCACAGGCAATTTGTGGAATGGAGCCATTGAACTGGCTGGAATCAAACTCGATGTACAACAGAGCTGTGTTTGGATAGCGCAGTTTGGCATCGATGACCTCTGTATAACTTTGGAGCGTCATCGTGTCGCCAATTTTGGCACTGTTTGCGTCAGCGGTAATCTTGCGCAGTCTGATGGTCCAGGTGCTGCCAGCTTTCGGTAAATCGATACGATGGCTGCGTTCATAACCTGATGTGGTTTTCCCGGTCACATTAGTATCAAGGACCTGTTGCCAGCTACCACCGTCCATCTGAAGCTCCACCACATAGTTGATGGAGTACCCTACTAAATCCCCGTTATCCTGCTGTTTGAAAAGAGATGGCCACTTCAGGCGCAGGCGAACCGCCGAAAGCTGCGTATTGGTGAAGGTATGCGTCCAGGATGTTTCGCTGGATATTTCGGTACCGACGCTGATTTCATTTTCTGTGCCAGGTATCCCCTGAATGTAATCCTGAGCCTGTGTCCCTGGGCGAAACTCCCACACGACACCGCTGAAGTTCTCGGAACCATCAGCGTTTTGTAAAGGTGTGCCGTCAAGATAGATATCCCTCGCAGTCAGCCCACCAGCAAACTCCCCTTCACCGAGAACCATCAGGATTTTCGCTTTCGCAACGGACTGGAGATCATCGGGCTGCTCGACAGGGGTGCGAGAACTCGAGCTGCCGCCTTTACGTCCGGTAATTGTTTTAACCATATCGCGCCCATAAAAAAAGCCACCCGAAGGTGGCCTGATTGACAAATATTTGTTATTGCTGATCTTCTACGTAAATCCCGGCAGAGGCAACAGCGCCGCCGATTCGCCGTTTACCATAGAGAATGGGGACAGGGTTTCCCTGAGAGGTTGTGTTCGTCACGCCACCAAATGCATAGCTGGCGCGGTTATCTGCTGATTGCTTGCTGGCTAGCCCGGTAGTCTGTGGAGAAAGCATCTGGACTACGCCGCCGATCGCCATTGATGCCCCAATCCCCGCCACAGCTCCCCATCCACCAGCAAAAGCAGTCCCACCAATCCCGATCGCGGCCCCTCCCGTGACGAACGCAGCAACAGCGACAAGGGCAACCCCGAGGATTGTCTGAAAAACCCCGGCTCGCTTACTGCCGATGATCACCGGCGCGATACGGATTTCCTCTGTGCTCCTGTCCATACTGAGTTCATCGTTTACGAGGTTTCGTTTCCCGCTGAATACCGCATAAGTTAAACCCCGTTGTTTGCTGGTGTTAAGGAAACGCTCAAAACCCGGCACGATAACGCTCAGGGCGCGGATGGCCTCTTTTGGTGAAGCTACTGATAAACGATATTCACGCCCGAAGGTGGCACCTAGCACGCCGTACAATCGAATTGTGCGGACAGGCTCAACATTGAGTAATGCAGCCATTTTTTCCCCAAAAAAAACTGTCACAGGCGGTTATCAGAAACAGTCTTTAAACCGCAATATTTTCATTGTGCGCTCACGCCAGTAACCGCCATAAGGTACGCGCTGGCTCAGATGCCCATAAAGGTGATGCAGTAGCATGTTGCCTTCCAGCAGAATCCCCGCATGATTCCACTTATCAGCCTGAACCTGCATGATCACCATATCGTCTGGTTTTGGCGGCCCGTCGAATTCACGGAATCCGCACTCGTACCAGCAATCCTGATAGAAGTTGTCCGGATAGTCGTTTTCCCACCA